CATTAAAAACCTCAAAGCGAAAAACTTTCTTGAAGTACGTAAGTGGGTCAACAGTAATATGGATAACGATACTTCTGTCTTATTCCGTAGGATTTATGATAGTCTTTACGAATCTTTGGTTCCGAATACTATACCTGCTGCTGTTCTTGTTATTGCTAAGTACCAATATCAAATGGCATTCGTCGCTGACCAAGAGATAAATATGCTTGCATGTTTAACTGAAATCATGGTGGAGTGTGAATTCAAATGAATACGCAAGATAAAATTAAACAAGCTGAACAAAGAATCGAAGAGTTAAAACTCTTGATTGAACATTGGAAAAAACAATTAGAGGAGAAAAAATGATTTTAGTATTCATTATAGTTGGTTTACTATTCTTTATCATGGGGTATGGTTTATATCTTACCATAGGACCAGGTAAAGTAGATTTACGTGATCCTATTGACGAACATGCTAAAATGCATGAATTGGGAATAGCACATTCCCACAAAGAAGGTACTTATCGATTAATTAATGATGACAAAAAAATTGAGCAAGAAACAAAGACACCAAGTTAAATCTAGGTGGTATTATATTTTCTGGGGTGCAGCAACTGTATCAGTATTTGCAGGACAAATGTATGTTGGTTCTGGATATAGGCAGATGTCACGTTCTTTCAATAGAATACTAGATACTGTTATTATTGGAATTGAAGATGATTTTAGACATAGAAGACATCCTATGTTAACACCACCACCCAATTCTCAATTTTAATGAGACCAGAAACTAGAGAAGCAATGGAAATGTTATTCTGTGCGAAATGGAACGTTCCACAGGCAGCAAAACATTGCAATCTAACACGTAAGGAAATGATGATTACTTTTAATGAGTATTGTGCCTTACATGGTCCTACACATAATAAATTTGATAACGCAATTCAATTGCATTTGAATTATGAGCAAGAAATCCCTAAAAACTCCTCTTAGATATCCTGGTGGTAAGTCTCGTGCTTGTACTAAGATGGGACAGTTTTTTCCAGACTTTAGTAATTATAAAGAATTTCGTGAACCATTCCTTGGTGGTGGTAGCGTAGCAATTTATATTTCTAAGATGCATCCTGAATTAAATATTTGGGTTAATGATTTATATGAACCTCTTATAAACTTTTGGCAGACTATACAGGATGATGGACAAAATCTCCAAGATACGATATGGAGTTTAAAGAATAAATATCCTGATAGAGATACTGCTAGAGAATTATTTGTAGCAGCTAAAGAGGAAATTAACAATGAAGAATTATCCAGTAGAGACCGTGCAGCGTATTTTTATGTTGTTAATAAGTGTAGCTTTTCTGGTCTCACTGAGTCGAGTTCTTTTTCAGCCCAAGCCAGTGAATCTAATTTCTCCTATAGAGGAATTGAAAAAATTGCAGGATACCAAGAAATAATTGAAAACTGGAAGATTACTAATTTGTCTTATGAAGAACTTTTATCTGATGATCAAAGTGTTTTTATATACTTAGATCCTCCATATGATATTAAAGATAATCTTTATGGTAAAAAAGGTGAAATGCATAAGAAATTTGATCATGATAAATTTGCACAGGATTGTGATGATGCAACATCACATCAATTAATTTCTTATAATTCATCGCAATTAATTAAAGATAGATTTAAAGAATGGGTTGCTAGTGAATTTGATTTAACATATACGATGAGATCTGTAGGTCAATATATGAGAAATCAACAAGATAGAAAAGAATTATTATTAATGAATTATAATCCTAGAATTAAATTAACTTTCGATGGATGTTATAATTATAGTAAATTAAAAAAGGAGGGTTTAGTTAATGGATAAGAATATGCGTGAAAAATTAAATGAATTAAGAGGTAGGAACAATGACTTTGAAAATATTATTGTTTATTCTTTTAAGGTAAATGAGCATCAGCATATTAATGATCATGAAATAAAAAGACTTGAACATAGTATTTCTTCATTAAGACAATTTAATAAAGAAATTGCTATCTATCTTTTTTGTGATAATCCACATATTATTCCACCTTATTTTGCTCTTAATTATTCGGTAAGAATTAAACCTTTTGCTGAAGGATTTGATCATACAATGTTGAATGCATGGTCAATTCATAGATGGTATAATCTTAAATTTTTTGATGATGAGTTTTATAATATTCTATATGTAGATGCTGATACTATTTTCTATCAAGATGTTCAGTATCTATTCGATACATATTGTACACATGATGTATATGGTAGAGAAGAATTTGGATTTAGACATGATCCAAATCATGGTGGTGGGAAGAATATAAGAGAGCAACTAGACTTGGTTGAATCTTGCATATATGATCTAGGTGGAACATGTGAAGTATATAAGCATTGTCTTGGTGTCATTCTATTGAATGATGGTATCCATCGTGATATTACTGAAAGGTTGGATGAGTTATCTGAGTTAATGGAACAGTTTAAAAAGAATCAAATTCTTTTACCAGTTCCTAATAGAAGGATAGCTGACCAATATGCTGTATGGGTTATCTTTAGTCGTATGGGTGTCACAGAGGGTCTCTTTGCTGCTCAGGACGTTACACAGGGATGGATAGAACAAAAGCATAAGGAATATTTTAATCCTGTTGTATGCCATTATACAACTAAGAAGGAGCAAGAGTTTGCCCTTTCTGATCCTAAGTATTCTAATTTGATAAGAGACGTTGATAATTTAGGATCTCAGATTGATCCTCATATGAATGTTTCTATGAATAGTGGTGTTTATCTTTCCCAACAAGCAGTAGAATTAGTTGCAGAAGATAGTGGTATAGTGGTAGACTCTAGTAAGGATGAAATATTTTTATAATAATGAAAAGACTATGGAGGATTTGGAAGTATGCATTGGGTTCGTTTTCTGACACAAAGACTAAACGATACGACAATTACATTGTTCTGGTACGTTCTTTTATTTTCCTTTCTTATCTCATTACTAATTGTTTTATTATTGCAGGGGTGATTCGACATTGGAACTAAAAGATTGGCTAAATTCTATTAATCAAACTAAGAAAAATTTGATTGATGAAGACCCTTCATTAGAGAAGGAGTATTCGCCATATATTATTAATCGTATTTACTCTGGACATCTTGATTCGATTATGTTTGCGAATGAGATGAATAGGTATCATTTTTTACCAAAAAAATTTCAATATGATTTTTTGCTAAATACACTGAGAGTTAAGAAGAGATTTTCTCCTTGGCTTCGTAAAGATGAGATCAAAGATCTTGAATTGGTGAAACGTTATTATGGGTATAGTAACGAAAAGGCAAAACAGGCTCTAAAGATTTTAACAAAAGAACAACTTAATTTTATAAAATCTAAATTTGAAACTGGAGGAAGACAATGAGTGTGGTTCAAGAGCCTGAAGTGAAGTGGACACCTGATAAAATGGTAGAGGTGGTACTGGGTGAACCAGATGACTTCCTTAAAGTCAGAGAAACTTTAACAAGAATTGGGGTAGCATCCCGTAAAGAGAAGAAGATATATCAATCCTGTCATATACTGCATAAGCAGGGAAGGTATTACCTTGTCCACTTTAAAGAACTTTTTGCACTTGACGGGAAACACGCCAATCTTACTACTAATGACATTCAGCGTAGGAATCGTATTGCTCAGCTTCTTGCCGATTGGGGATTGGTTGACATCATAGACACAAGTAAAATACAAGATATAGCACCTCTAAATCAAATTAAAGTGTTGGCATATAAAGATAAAGGTGATTGGATACTAGAAACAAAGTATAATATAGGTAGCAAGAAAAAGAAAGTTGACGAATAGTTTATCTAACGGTATTACCGAACGTCTGTTTTACACTTTAGGAAAACGACCCGATACTGCATCATCTCATGATATTTACATGGCATTGAGTTATGCTGTGAGAGATCAAATGATGTCTTATTATCTTGCAGAATCTAAACCAAAGAAAGAGGTAGCATATCTTTCTGCAGAATTTTTGATTGGACCTCAGCTTGGTAATAATCTTCTTAATTTAGGTTTGCAGAAAGATGCAGAGGATGCATTAAAAGATTATGATTTAACTTTAGAACAAGTATTAGATTTAGCAGAAGAACCTGGATTGGGTAATGGAGGTTTAGGTCGTTTAGCTGCTTGTTATATGGAGTCTCTAGCGACTTTACAGGTACCTGCTACTGGATATGGTATTAGATATAAATTTGGTATTTTTAAGCAAGAAATAAAAGATAACCAGCAGATGGAGGTGACGGATAATTGGTTGCATGGAGATTGGCCATGGGAACTTTGTTATCCTGATGAATCAGTTCTTGTAGGTTTTGGTGGTAGAGTAGAGCATTATACTTCTGATAGAGGTAATCATAGAGTACGTTGGGTTCCTGAAGAGCAAGTTGTTGCTGTACCTTATGATGTATTGCAATTAGGATATAGAGTTGATAGTTGTAATAGATTGAGACTATGGAGAGCAGATGCTACTGAGATATTTGATTTCTATGCATTTAATATAGGTGACTATATGGGTTCTGTAGAACAGAGTATTACATCAGAGACTATCTCCAAAGTACTTTACCCTAATGATGGAACTGATCAAGGAAGACAGTTAAGATTAAAACAACAATTCTTTTTTGTTAGTGCTTCTCTTCAGGATATGTTTAGAAGTTTGGAGAAAAGAAATATACCATTACAAGAATTTTCTGAACATTATCAGATTCAATTAAATGATACTCATCCTTCTATTGCTGTAGCAGAAATGATGAGACTGCTTGTGGATGATAGACATATTGAATGGGAGAAGGCATGGGAGATAGTAACTAAATCTATTGCTTATACAAATCATACTTTACTTCCAGAAGCATTAGAGAAGTGGGATCTTAGATTGTTTAAGAATCTTTTACCAAGACATTTAGAAATCATCTATGAGATTAATTCTAGATTCTTACAGGTAGTAAGACTTAGATATCCTGCAGATGATTCAATGTTAGGGAAGTTGTCTATTATTGATGAGTATGGTAATAAATCAGTTCGTATGGCACATCTTGCAACAGTTGGTTCTCATCATGTAAATGGTGTTGCAGAATTGCATTCTGAATTAATTAAAACTCAATTAATGCCAGAGTTTTATGATTTATGGCCACATAAATTTACTAATGTAACTAATGGGGTAACTCCTAGAAGATGGATAGCATCTTCTAATAGCCCACTTGTTGAAGTTCTTGATAGTTATGTTGGTTCGGATTGGATTACTAATATGGATAGTATTCGAACATTAGAAAAAAATTCATATGATTCGGTGCTTTTAGATAAGATTGGGGAAGCAAAGTTATTAGGTAAACATAATCTTTCTGTTTATATACAGGATAATCTTGGTATAACAGTCGATCCTTCTAGTATGTTTGATGTTCTTGTAAAAAGAATACATGAATATAAGAGGCAGCATCTTCGTGCTCTTGAAGTTGTTCTTCAATATCTTCGTATTAAGAATGGACAGACAGACAATATTGTTCCACGTACAGTAATTTTTGGTGGTAAAGCAGCACCTGGATATTACATGGCAAAATTAATAATTAGATTTATTAATAATATTGCAGAAGTAGTTAATAATGATCCTGATAGTAGAGATCTTTTAAAGGTTGTATTTTTACCAAACTATAGTGTTAAGTTGGGTGAGAAGGTATATCCAGCTGCTGATTTATCAGAGCAGATTTCTACTGCTGGTAAAGAAGCATCTGGTACAGGTAATATGAAGTTCCAAATGAATGGTGCTCTTACAATAGGAACACTTGATGGTGCTAATGTTGAGATTAGGGATTTAGTTGGAGAAGAAAACTTCTTCTTATTTGGTAAGACAGAATCTGAGATAACAGAATTGAAGAGAAATTATTATGATCCACAACATTATATTGGAACAGAACTTGGTGAGGCATTACATTTAATTGAGTGTGGACATTTTAGTGGTGGTGATAGGGACATATTTGTACCATTAATAGATAATTTGTGCTATCATGATCCTTTCTTTGTTATGGCAGATTTTGAGGATTATATTAGAACACAGGACGAAGTGAGTGCACAATGGAAAAAACGTGATGAGTGGAATCACAAATCACTAATAAACATCGCACGTTCTGGTTTCTTTTCCTCTGATAGGTCAATTAGAGATTATTGTTCTAAAATATGGAGTATCTAGATGAGAACACAAAACAAAGAGAACTATTATTATATGTTCTGGGTTGTGGCAATGATTGCTTTCATAGCACCACAAGTATTAACAGCAGTTGCATATCATAGAATTGCTGATTATTTAAATAATCAACCTGTAAAGGTTCAGGTGGTTAAATGAGGAAATATATTTTTGATGTTGATGGTACTTTAACACCTAGTAGAAAGAAAATGGAGCACGAATTCTGGGCTCCTTTTCTTATATTTTGTCGAGAACATGATGTTTATCTTGTTACTGGTAGTGATAGAGAGAAGACAGTAGAGCAAGTAGGATTGGATATATTTTATACATCTAAACGAGTATATAATTGCTCTGGAAGTGATGCTTATGAAAAGGACAAAAATGTTTATAGAGATGATTGGGAGTTGCCTAAGAAGGTAGAAAATTTCTTAATAGATGAATTAGCATATAGTTGTTTCCCTATTCGTAATGGAAATCATATTGAAAGAAGACCAGGTGGAGTTAATTTCAGTATATTGGGTAGAGATTTAGATCCAATGTTAGGTAGGGAAGAATATATTAAATGGGATAAAGAAAGATTAGAAAGAGAAGATATTGCAGACAGACTTAGAAATCAATTTCCAGAATTAACTGTAGCACTTGGTGGACAGACTGGTATTGATATTGGACCTAAAGGTGCTGATAAGAGCCAGATATTAAGAGATTTTTCTGAGGGTGATGAATTACATTTCTTTGGTGATAGAATGGAAACCACTGGGAATGATTATTCTTTAGGGGAAGCAGTAAAGAAGATGGGCGGTTATACGTACCATGTTAAAAATTGGAAGGATACCCGAACCAAACTTATAGAGTTAACCGAATTTCGTAGATAGAGTATAGGTTATAATTAGTAATGTACGCCGTAAGGGTACACAAAACACAAACTCGCTTAGTAAAGGAGCTACTATCATGGGAAACATACAAAGGTATCGTTCTGCTGATTTACCAGATCTTATGGATAAGATCGTAAAGAACAGCATAGGAATGGATGATTATTTTGATAGATTTTTTAATCTACATGAAACACAAACAAACTATCCACCCTATAATCTTATTCATGTAAATAACGTTGAATCAAGACTGGAAATCGCACTTGCAGGATTTAAAAAGAAAGAAGTAAATGTCTACACAGAGTATGGAAAACTCTTTGTAGAGGGACAGAAAGAAGACAAAGAAACTCAAACTGAATATGCTCATAAGGGACTTGCTCAGAGATCCTTTAAGAGGGCATGGACATTATCAGATGACACTGAAGTCAGAGATGTTGTATTTGAAGATGGTCTTCTTACTGTCACCTTAGGTAAGATTGTTCCAGAACATCATGCTCGAAAAGAGTATCTATAAATAAAATTGGTTCGAGATGGATCAAATGGGTTCCTTGACGGAACCCTTTTTTATTGCTATAATATTGAGGATAAAATAAAAAAATGTCAATTAAACTTGCTGTTCTAAAATCTGGTGAGAATGTAATTTCTGATGCCAAAGAACTTATTGTAGAAGATAAAGTTTGTGGATATTTATTTAATAAACCACATAAGGTAGAATTTTCTAAATCAAGTCTTTTACTTGAAGGTAATATAACACCAATTTCTAGTGATGGGGAGGTGAGTATAACTTTATCTCCTTGGATTATGTTATCAAAGGATACTCAAGTTCCAGTTCCTACTGATTGGATTGTTACTATTGTTGAACCCATATCATCAGTAAGTAAAATGTATGAAGAGAAGGTAGGAGTAGAGGAAGAAGATGATTAAATGTTTAGTTCTTTTGACTGGAATAGTTCTCATTGCTAAAATTGAAGAAATTGATGCAGAACTTGGAGATCCTAATTGTTTAATATCTGATGTATGTGTAATTAATTCTGATGGTACAATAAGTCCTTGGTTAAACTTTACTGAAGATACGGAATTGATGATAAGATCTGAAAATATATTGACACTTGTTGATCCAAATAAAGATACACTTAAATTATATTTGGAGACTATCTCATGAAAGTTCTGAGTATTGATTTGGACTACATCATGGGTCCAAGTATTGAACTCTATAATGGATTATTTTATGATGATAATTCATCAACAAGATGGAGAGATTTATTTGATAATTCTAATTTTAAAGAAAATCATTTAGTTATTGATCAATCTAGTTTGTTATTCTGTTTTGATATATTTTTAAAAACATTAAAAAATTGTAATAATGTTTCATTTGGGTATGAGCATGATTCAATACTTTATGATATTAAAGATTTTTCTAATATTGATTTAATTAATATTGATCATCATGACGATGTTCTTGGTGGAGATTATTCTAAGGATATGGATTATGAGAATGCTTTGAGGAAAGAATATTTTGAGATTGTTAATGATAATAGAGTCCATGAAGGAAATTGGATTGCATGGTTAGCAAGTCAGAAAAAATTAAATTCTTGTGTATGGATTGGAAATAAAAATAGTGTTAATAAAAATAGAAATTCTTTTAATGAGCAGATTGTTCCAAATTATTTGAATGTTGAAAGGGAAAATTATAAATTTGATAATTATAAATTCGATCACATTTTTGTTTGCCTGTCTCCACAATATATTCCAAAGAATCATTGGCATTATTTTAGTATGTTCATAAAAGTTTATGAGCAATTTTCAGGAAAAGATGCTATAATACATAACAAGAAATATGAACATGAACTTCGTAATTTAAAGGTAAACGATGAGATTTTACACCAATGTTCAAATGGTGGGTGACAACTTCCTAGTTCGTGGTTATGAAAATGGAAGACATTTTGCAACCAGAGAGAAGTTTTATCCAACTTTATTTGTTCCCTCCAAAAGAAAAACCAAATATAAAACTTTGTCTGGAGAGTATGTGGAATCAGTTGAACCTGGTTCTGTTCGTGATTGTCGTGAGTTTATAAAGAAGTATGATGGTGTAGAGAATTTTAAAATTCATGGTAATAGCTCTTACATTTATCAATACATTTCTGAAAAGTATCCTGAGGATGAGATTAAGTTTGATACTAATCAAATTAAGATAACTACAATTGACATTGAGGTAAAGTCTGAGAATGGATTCCCTGATGTAGAATCTGCCGCAGAGGAAATATTACTTATTACTTTACAGGATTATAATACAAAACAGATTCGTACATGGGGTTTAGGTCCATTCAACAATAAACAAGAG